ATATCTGAGTCCATTTCCGAGAAATTACCGCCACCCTTGCGCTTTTCTGCGGGTTTTTCTTCCTTCGGCTTAAAAGCTAGGGATTGCCACTTGTTACCGTTCTTGTCCTCCTTTACCCAAGCGGAAATCCAGTATTCAACCCCGTCAATAAGGCATGAACCTGTAGCGTTCGGGTGAGTGTCTTTTTCCTTCTTTTGGTTCTTGAACAGTGAACCGCTGAGTTCCTTCATTTCGTAGGCCATTACGCTTGTTCTCCTTGTTTTTCGTTCATGTATTTAACTTTCTGTGCTGCAACTTCTTTCGTAATTGCGCTTCTCTGGGCTGAGTCTAGGAAATCCCACATAAAGATTTTTTCCTCGTTGTCTTGCGCGTTGTTGTCCATTTCCAAGAGTGCATCAGCCCACCGACTCTCAGAACACCATTTAAGGGTTCTGCTAATAATTCCTTCCAATTCTTCTTCTCGATCACCGCTAACGGTTATTCCGTCCTTGTAGTAATAGGGTTTCTTACCCAATACGTTTTTAGCGGGGTTGGTTTTGCCTTTCTTCTCGACAGATTTTTCCACGGCTTTATCTTCTCCTTCGGGCAAATCCTCGCCAGCGTAGAGATACAGCCCTAGACCATGTAGAGCGATTGCCTTTACAAAGCACCGTTGCATGGCTGTATTCACCTGGAAAGCGTCGGGGCTAGGAATAGGGCGGTTCTTGTAGTCCATAACGGGAAGGTGAGCGGTCCGCGACTTACAAAAGGCCGTGACGGTGCAAAACACCATCATCGTGTCTCCGAAGGTCTTGGGGTCTGGGTATTCAAAAGAGGCTTCTGGGTCAATTCTTAAAAGCTGATCCCATGCCCAAGCCCACGAAAGGTAAGAGAATCCGTTTTTCTTCTCTACCTTCGCTCCTACATTGACCGCAGCCAATCTCTCAAAGGCGGAAGTCTTGACTTCATCAGTGGTTCCCATTGTTCATCTCCGTTGTTAGTCCGCAAGCTATCTGTAAATCCTGAATATCCACCGGCCTGATAAATCCCGGCTCACACCCCTCACGGCTG